GTCACGAATTTGGCTCTATTAGCAAAAGTTTCTGTTTTTTCGGAAAAGGGGAAGGGAAATGGCAAAAAAGAAACTGACTTTCGACGAGATCATGGATCTGGCCGAAAGCTACGGCGTGAAGGATAATATCCTGTTTGTTACAGCGTCGAAGCGGTACGAAGGCCAGCTTGAGATGATCGAGAAGATCCAGGAAGATCTGCGGGACCGCGGGATGATCATCACGAAAACGAACACAAACGGCGACGACGTGCCGATTGCGAACCCGCTGGTGGCCCAGCTGCCGAAGTACAACGACACGGCGAACAAAACGCTGGGCGTGATGCTGGACATCATTCAGAGACTTGGGACTGCAGCGCCGGCAGGCGACAAGCTGGGTGAGTTCCTGAGTGAGTAAGAGTGCAGAGAACTGGATACTCCGATATTACCAGATGATAGAAGACGGGTCCGTGACGGTTGGTCACTGGATCCGTTTGCTATATGAGCGGATCATCGCGGATCTGGAAAACAAGTCGTACTTCTTCGACCAGAAGAAGGCAAACAAGGCGATCCGCTTTTTTGAAAACTTCTGCCATCACAGCAAAGGGAAACTGGCGCCTCAGCTGGTTAAGCTGGAGGCGTGGCAGAAGGCGCTGCTGTCCTGCATGTTCGGCCTGGTGGATGAAAACGGGATCAGGGTATACCGGGAGATCTTCGTTGTCATGGGCCGGAAGTGCGGGAAAAGCCTGCTCGCATCAGGCGTGATGGAACTGATGTGCTATGCAGATGGGGAGCGCGGAGCTGATTGCTTCTGCATTGCGCCCAAGCTGGACCAGGCGGATATCGTATTCAATGACTTTTGGCAGTCTGTGAGCGCTGAGCCTGATCTGGTGAAGATCACAAAGAAGCGCAAAATGGACATCTACATTGAAAGCACAAACACGTCCATCAAAAAGATCCCGTTTTCCGAAAAGAAGGCCGACGGTTTCAACCCTCACCTGACGGTGTGCGATGAGATCGCCGCCTGGCCGCCGGCAAACGGCATCAAACAGTACGGCGTCATGGCCTCCGCACTCGGATCCCGGGAACAGCCGATGATCCTTAGCATCACGACGGCAAACTACATCAATGACGGGATCTACGACGAGCTGTTCCGAAGAGGGACGGCTTTTTTGAACGGGAACAGCAAGGAAAAACGCCTTCTGCCGGTCATCTATCAGATTGACGACCTGGACAAATGGAATGACCTGAGCGAGCTGCAGAAGAGCATTCCGAACCTTGGTGTGTCCGTCAGTGTAGATTACATCCTGGAGGAGATCGCAAAGGCGGAGGAAAGCCTGGCGAACAAGGCGGAGTTCATGACGAAATTCGCCTGCATCAAGCAAAATTCTTCACAGTGCTGGCTGACCGCTGAAGACGTAAAGAAGTGCTTCGGGAACAGCCTGACGCTGGAGGACTTCCGGCACAGTTACGCGCTGGCCGGAATCGACCTGAGCCTGGCGGTTGACCTGACGGCTGCTGTGGTCGTGATCGAGAAGGACGGAGTGAGCTGGTTCGACACGATGTTCTTCATGCCGGAGAACAAGGTGGCGGAGGCGACGGCCCGGGACGGGCTGCCATACGACATTTACCGGAAGCGGGGCCTATTGACGGTCTGCGGGGAGAACACGGTGGACTACCGGGCGGTGCATGAGTGGTTCCGGAAGCTGGAAAAAGAGTATGAGATCCTGCCGCTGCGTGTCGGGTATGACCGGTACAGCGCGGCGTACCTTGTGCAGGACATGGAGGCGGACGGTTTCACTATGGAATCTGTCAGCCAGGGCAGCAACCTGACGGGCGTGCTGATCGACATGGAGGGCATGATCAAGGACGGTCGGCTCAGGTGCATCAATGACAACGACCTGATGAAGATCCACATGCTGGACGCAGCGCTTAAGTTTGAAGAGGGAACGAACCGGAGAAGACTCATTAAGATGTCGCCCAGGGCGCACATCGACGGCATGGCGGCACTGTCGGACGCGATCTGCATGCGCCACAACTACTACGAGGAGCTGGAGAGCCAGCTGAGCAACAAGAGGTGACAGTTATGGGTTTGTTTGAAGGTCTGTTTGGCCGTAAAAAGGCGGAACCGCAGAGCGTATCCTATCAGACGCTGACGGCATACCAGCCGGCCTTCCGGACATGGGGCGGACAGATCTATGAAAGCGAACTGGTGCGGGCTGCTGTGGACGCGCACGCCAGACACGCGGCGAAGCTGAAGTATACGATGGAGGGAACGGCACGACCGAAGCTGTACACACAGACAAAGAGCGCGCCGAACCCGTGGATGACGTGGAGCCAGTACCTTGAGCGGTGTTCCAACATCTATCAGGTGCAGAACAACCTGTTTATCGTTCCACTGCTGGGCGAGATGGGTGAGGTGACCGGGTACTTTCCGGTGCTGCCAAGCGAGTGCGAGGTAGTGGACGTCGGCGGGCGGCCATACCTGAAGTTTACGTTCATCCGCGGGCAGAAGAAGAGCATGCCGCTGGACCGGATCGGCGTGTCGGTGAAGCATCAGCTGAAGGACGATTTCTTTGGCAGTCCGAACACGGCGCTGAACGGAACGATGGAACTGGTGAACATGATCAACCAGGGCATCGAGGAAGGCGTACGCAACAGCGCGACGTTCCGGTTTATGGCGCAACTGAACGCGAAAGCCTTTGATGAGGACATCCGGAAAGAGCGGGAGCGGTTCGATAAGAACAACTTCCAACGCGGCGGAGGCGGCCTGCTGCTGTTCGGCAACCAGTTCAGCAACGTGCAGCAGCTGAAGCAGGACGGCTACAAGGTAGACGCGGAACAGATGAAAGTGATCCAGGATTCCGTATGCCAATACTTTGGTGTCGGTCCAAAAATTCTGACGAATGAGGCGATGGGCGACGAGCTCGACGCCTTTTTTAATGGCGCGACGGAAGTGTTCGCCATCAAACTGTCAGAAGCAATGACGCTGATGACGTTTACCCAGCGCGAGATCAACGGCGGCAACCGGATCCAGTTCACGGCGAACAGACTGCAGTACATGAGCGTGAACAGCAAGATCGCGATGGCCCAGCAGCTGGGCGACCGCGGGATCCTGACGATCAACGAGATCCGCGAGCTGTTCAACTACGTGCCGCTGGAGGACGAGACCGGCGGACACCTGCCGATCCGTGGCGAGTACTACTTCGCGGACGAAGGCAAGGAAGGAAGCAAACAGGACGAGGGCGACGGAGACTACACAGCGCCGGCGGACGGGGAGGATGAAAACAATGGAGAGGAATAAGGAGTGCCGGTCCTTCAGCTTTGAGGTAAGGGCTGAGCAGAACGAGGAACACGGCAGCTTCATCACAGGCACGCCGATCGTGTTCGGCCAGGAGACGGACCTGGGATGGTACTCGGAGACCATCGACCGGGACGCGCTCAGGGAAACGGACCTGAAGGACGTGCGGTTCCTGATCGGGCACAACACGGGGATGATCCCGCTGGCCCGGAGCCGGAACAACAACGAACACAGCACCATGCAGATGGTCGTGGGAGACCACGGCATGGACATCCGCGTTGACCTGGACACGGAGAACAACGCGGAGGCGAGATCGCTTTACTCAGCAGTGAAACGCGGGGACATGTCCGGAATGTCCTTCATGTTCATTGTTGATAAAGACAGCTGGGAAGACACGGACACGGAGCACCCGAAGCGCACGATCCGGAGCATCCGGAAAGTGTTTGAGGTGAGCGCGGTGGCCTTCCCGGCATATGAAGGCACAAGCATCCAGGCTGCGTCTGAAGGTGAAACGCTGGACAGCGTGAGAGCCTCACTGGAGAGTGCGAGGCAGCAGCTGGCGGAGGAACGTGCCGCACAGGCTGAACAGGAACGCCGGACAGCGCTGCTGGAACGGCTGAAAAAACTGACGGAGGTGTCAAGCGATGACGTTTGACGAAATGAACGCCGAGCAGCTGGAAGCCAGACTGGCGGAGCTGACCGACGAGACCAGCGAAGAGAAGCGGGACGCGCTGGACAACGACGCTCTGGAGGAGCGCGTGAACGAGATGGAAGCCATCAAGGCCGAAATTGAAGCCCGCAAACAGGCCGCCGCCGAAGAGGCGAGACAGGCCGAAGAGGTCGCCGAGATGAAAGGCGAACCAGTAATCGAAACACAGGAGGAAAGAAAAATGTTTGAAGTTAATTCCGCTGAATACCGGGACCTGTGGCTCCGGAACCTGCAGGGAAAACTGAGCGACGAAGAAAAGCGCGCGAATGAAACCTACACAAGCGCCAACAGCAACGCGGTGCCCACCCTGGTGAGCGACAAGTTCTTCGAGAAGATGAAGAAACTGGCTCCCATGCTTTCCGAGATCACCCTGCTGAGGGTCGCCGGCAACATCAAGTTCGTTGCTGAAGGCACCCGCAACACCGCGAACGCGAAGCACACCGAGAACAGCGCCCTGTCTCCCGCTGCCGACACCACCGTGTCCGTCAGCCTGGGCGGCTATGAGTTCATGAAGGTCATCCAGATCTCCCGCACCGCGAAGCTCATGAGCATCGACGCGTTCGAGGGCTGGCTTGTTGAAATGCTCGCCGGCGACATCGCCCGCAGCATCGACAACTACATCCTGAATGACTCCACCAACGGCATCGACTACATCACCTGGACCAGCAACACCAACCAGATCGTCAACACCACCTTCACCTACAAGAGCGTGTGCGACCTGATCGCCCTGCTGCCGGCTGCCTATGACGCGGAAGCCAAGTTCCTCACAAACAAGGCGACCCTGTACGGCACCATCGCCCAGATCGTGGACAGCGCCGGACGTCCCATCTTCGTGCCTGACACCGTGACCGGTATCGGCGGCCGCCTGATGGGCTATCCGCTGGTTGTGGATGACTATGTCAACACCACCCGCAAGACCCTGTACCTGGGCAAGTGGACCGATGTGGTCGGCAACCTGTCCGAGGACATCCATGTTGACAGCGACGAGAGCGCGGCTTTCGCCTCTAACGCCGTCATGTACCGCGGTATCGCTGTGTTCGACAGCAAGCCGGCCAAGAACGACGCCATCGTGCGCCTGGTCAGCACCACCGCCTGATAAGGTCTGAAGGGGACGCCCATCAGATAGCCCCGGCAGGGTTTCACCCTTTACCTGCCGGGGCGCTTTTCCGCAAAGGGTGAATGAGGAAAGGGGAATTGATGATGAAAACGATGGTAGCCATCCCGTGCATGGACACGGTGCAGACCGAATTTGCTGACAGCCTGCTGAAACTGAGGCCAAAGGGCCTGATGATGCACGCGTTTATGCCGTGCAGCCTCATCTACAAGAGCCGGAACGACCTGGGACAGCTGGCGGTGAAGGAAAAGGCGGATTACGTGCTGTGGCTGGACAGCGACATGGTGTTCCCGAGCGACACCCTGGTGGACCTGATGGCCGACCTGGAAGACGGACGGGACATTGTGGCGGCGGTCTGCCACATGCGGCGGCCTCCGTTCCGGCCGGTGTTCTACAAGAAGCTCCGGATGGGGCTCACACCGGCGGAAAACGAGTATGAGCACTATGACGACTACCCTGCGGACGCACCCTTCAAGGTTGAGGCCTGCGGGTTCGGGTGCATGCTGATGCGGACCAGCGTGCTGGAGACCGTGATCAACAAGTACGGCGACCTGTTTGCCCCGCTGCCGGGATTCGGCGAGGACCTGAGCTTCTGCGTCAGGGCGAGGGGATGCGGGTACGACATCTGGGTGGATCCGAAGGTCCAGGTCGGGCACAAGGCGAGCACCATCGT